AGACGGTCGAGGTCCTCGGGGCCTCCCGCTATGAGGCTATGATCGCCGCCGCGAAATTGTGGCGCACTCCCTGGACGCAGATCGCCCGCGCTTGCACCTTTGAAAAGCTCGGGGAGGTAGCGGAGAAATGAGAGAAGCGGACATTTATAGAGCCGCCCTCGAAAAATGGGGCGCAGACGCTCAAACCCTCATGGTATTTGAGGAAATGGCAGAACTACAAAAAGAACTTTGCAAAAATGCCAGGGGGAAAGACAACCGCGGGAGTATTGCGGAGGAGATCGCAGACGTTCAAATTATGCTGGAGCAAATGATTGCCCTCCATAATTGCCGCGCTATGGTTAGGACATATAAGGCCGCAAAACTTGACCGATTGAAAGAGCGGTTAGGTCTCGGGGAGGTGGAGACGTGAACGATCTCCCGGTTTGGCAACTTCCAGTAATGAGCGAAACGGGCGCAAGTGCAAACGCCTACATACCAAAAACGGCAAAATACCATTGTTTCATTGACAACGCCTCTCTTTGCAAGAGATACACCCAGGATACGGACTATTACGAGACAGGGATCGAAAGCGGAGAAATTCTCCGCAAACCGGAAATAGCTTGTAAAAAATGCCGGAAAATGTGGTTACGGCGGTATGTGCCGGAGGAGGCGGAGCCGTGAAAAAGGGAAAGAACCGGGCCGCGGCGGCGGTCGAGCTGGTCGCCGTCCTCCTGGCAACCGCCGCCGCCTTTGCGTGGGGACAGCGGGCCGCCCCGATAGAGCGGGGATATACCGCCCGCGGCGGGGAATACCTCCTCCTCGCAATTCCGTTTATCTACTACACCGGGAAACGGATCGCCGAGGACTGGAGCGAGGATTTTCGGGAAATGCGGAGGGGCGGACAATGAACGAGCGGACAAGCCCCCTTGAAATTGCATTCATGGGATACAACGCACAACAAACAAGGCTCGCATTTATTCAATTTGCAAGAGACAACGCCGAGGAGATCGCGGAGTATAGCCGTACATGGTGTGACTACTTAAAGCTCCAGGACGGGACAAGGATCACAGGAATAGCACCGGAGCGGGTGCGCCGAGGGGTTGACGGCTACCGATTCGATCAACTGATACTCGCAGACGACAGCAGGAAAAAAATACACATTGACCGCGGCGACGAGATCGACGCCCTGATTTATGGAGCTTTGGCCTATTCTTGCGTCCCGGAAGAATACAAAATTTTATTTTATGATCTCGACGCCCCGGAACCGCGGAGCGAGACCAGGAAAGGAGCGGGAAAACATGAGGAGGAATTATAAAATTTGTCCCAGGTGCGGGGATCACCTGGACTACGGCGAGCGGTGCGACTGTACGGACCGCCACCCGGAGCCCGTGGAGACGGCCAGAGCCGCGCCGCCCGAACGGTCCCGGGGCTATGTGATCGGAGTAGACCTAGCCAAGGGGAAAGACTACACGGCGAAAGCCTACATTTCCAGAGCATAAAAAGAGCCCCGGACGCTTGACGAGAGCGTCCGGGGCGCAACTGCCCGGAGGGCTGATTGCTATACCGCTATTATATTAACACCTCCGGGCCAAAAAGGCAAGCGCCACGGGCCAAAAGAAAAGGCGGTTTTTGATATGCAAAGAGTCAAAAGGCGAATTTTTTCGGGGGCCGTATGCGAGCAAGTGGTTTTCGCCGTCCCGGACCGATTAAAGAACCTGGACAAGGCGGAGCCGCGGCCACGTTTCAAGACAGAGGAGGAGCGGGCCGCCCACAAGCTCGGGATTTCCCGCCGGAAACACGCCCGGATCGTCAATAACAATTTCGGGCCTACATCTAAATATAGCACCTTGACAATGGACGACGACCACGAGGTCCACACCTTCCAGGAGGCGCGGAGGGTCCGGGACAACTTCTATAATCGCCTCATGTACCACGCCCCAGGCGCTAAAATCATGCTTTACATGGGCCGGGGCAAGAACACTCACCGGATACACTTCCACATGATAAGCGAGGGCGTCCCGGAGGACCTGATCCGTAAACAATGGACCTCGGGCTCCGTCCTACGGATCGAAAACCTCCGGGAACATAACTATTATAACGGCGTGGACCGGGGGCGGGACTATACGGGCCTCGCCAACTACTTATTTAATCACTGGACGCCGGAGATCGGCGGCCACAGGTGGAAGGGCTCCCGGAAAACCCTCAAAAAGCCGGACTATGAGGAACCGACCACCGTCAAGCGCAACTATACAGAGGACAAGCCGCCGCGGCCACCAAAAGGCTATATTTTCGTAGAGGCCACGGCGACGAAATACGGATACCTATATTATAAGTATGTCCTCAAGCCGCCGCCGAGAAAGCGGCCAAAAAAGAAACGGGAATAGACCCGCCTCGAAAGCCTTGTAAATGTGTAAAGTTTTGAACCCAAACCACCACAGGAAGGAGATCGCCAAAAATGAACATCAACGAGTTAGCGAAAGAGGTCCACGAAAACGCCGTCGCTCATGGGTGGTGGGAAAAGCCGCCCACGCTCCCGGAGGCGCTTTGCCTGATCCATGCCGAGCTATCCGAGGCCCTGGAGGAATACCGGGAGGGAAACCCGCTCATTTACGGGACGTGCGCCCTCGCGGCGGAGGACTGTAAGTTTTCCGGCGTTTGCGATAGGGTGGGCCGCCCAGGAGAGGGCGAGGGGATAGACGGCCCTTGCAAGCCGGAGGGGATCGCCGTCGAGCTGGCCGACGTGATCCTCCGCACTCTGGACCTCATGGCCGCCCTCGGCGTGGACGTGGACGCCGTCGTCATGGCAAAACACAAGTATAACCTCGGGCGGGAGTACAGACACGGAGGAAAAGCCCTATGATCGCCCAGGGACGACCCACGGCGGGGGGGTAACTGATCGCAACCCTGGAGGAGGTGGACCGCATGGCGAAAAGTGAATTTCCGAAACAGCTCCGCAAGCTCCGGGAGCGCCGCCGGATAAGCCGCCGCGTCCTGGCCGAGCTATGCGGGATAAGCAAGAGCGCCCTCTCCAGGTATGAGCGGGGGGAGCGCGTCCCCACCCTCACGGACGCCGAGGCGCTGGCCGACTTTTTCGAGGTCTCCCTCGACCGCCTTTGTGGCCGGGAAAAATAAATTTTCAGAGCGTCCCCGAACGGGGACACGGTCGCCCGTGGCCGTGGTTTAATTACCTTGTGGACATATAGCCGCATGGAGCGGGACACGCGCCGGGGACCGGGGACCCGGCCCTCGGCTCCAGGTAGGGACAGGAGGGCGGCGGAGGTGCGGGACTTTGCGAAAGCGTTCTATCTCTCGAAAGAATGGCGGCGGGCGCGGGCCTATGTGTTTAACCGGGACGCGGGCCTATGCGTGAGGTGCGGGGCGCTCGGGGAGATCGTTCACCACAAGGAACACCTCACGCCGCAGAATATCAGCAATCCAGAGATCGCGCTCGGCGAGGGCAATCTTGAATTGCTTTGTCGGAACTGTCACGCCCTCGCCCACGCCGGGGAGCTGGCAACAGACAGCGGGCTCACGTTCGACGACGAGGGAAATGTCGTCAAGCGTGAGTTTCTGTCATAGCAAAAGCGGATCACAACGCAAGGGAAAATAAACCACAGGAGAAAGCGAGCCCAGCAGGAAACGCCCACCCATCCCGGCCCCGGCCCGCCCGTCCATCCGGCCACGGGGGCCAGCGCCTCGGCGGCGGTCGAGCGGGAAAGCGAAAGCGCGGAGCCGCGGCGAGTCCTCGGCGCTCACACCCTCCCCCCCACCTCGGCCCCCCGGGGTGGGCCCTTCCGAACCGCGTCCCATCCCCGTCTATAACCCCCCGGGCGCACACATAAGGGGGGGGTACAGCCCGCCGGAGAGGAGGTTTATACATCTTATGGCAAAACCAAAAACTTCCTATGAAAGCCTCTCAACCGCTGAAAAAACGGAGGTAAAAAAGCGGAAAATCGCTAAACTTTTCCGAGAATTGCCCGCCGAAAAGAAACAGTTTGCCGACGGTTTGATCTATCAATTCGCCGTTACAACCGTCACCTTGGAGCGGCTTGTGGACGAAATCAACGCCGGGGACCTGATCGAGGATTTTGTGCAGGGGGCGCAAAAGCTCCGCCGTGAAAACCCGGCCCTCAAGAGCTATAACGCCACGATCAAGTCGTTTACTGCCCTCTCGAAAAGCCTCCTCGACCTCCTCCCGGAAAAGACCCAAAAACAGGCCGGGGAGGAGCTTATGAATTTCGCAACTAAGCCCCCGGGGGCGGGCAGAAAATGAATTATATCCTTGCCTATTGGGAGGCAATCGAGAGCGGGAATGTCGTCACAAGCCGCCGCGTCCGGGCCGTTTACAAGTGCCTCGCCCGGGAGATACAAGAGCCGGACCCCGATTCCCCGTATTATTTCGACGAGGAGATCGGGGAGCGCCCGATCGTATTCGCCGAGCGGTTTTGCAAGCAATCCCAGGGCGTGATCGGGGCCCCGCTCGTGCTGGAGCTTTTCCAAAAGGCGTATATACAAGCCCTTTTCGGATTCCTGGAGAAGGAGACCGGATTCCGGCGCTATCGGGAAACTATGTTTCTCGTGGGCCGGAAAAACGGCAAGTCGACCCTCCTCGCGGCGATCGCCTTGTATATGCTGATCGCTGACTATGAGGGCGCGGCGGAGATTTACAGCGTAGCCACGAAAAAGGACCAGGCGAAAAAGGTCCTCACCGAGGCTATTAACATGGTCAAGCAGTCGCCGGAGCTCCGGGCCGTCCTCAAAAAGCGGCGGAACGACTTGTATTTTGCGGCAACGGCCTCCATTTTCGAGGCCCTCGCCTCGGATTCTAACACCCTGGACGGCCTCAACTCCCACGCTGTCATTATTGACGAACTCCACGCGATCAAGGACCGGAACCTCTACGAGGTTATGAAGCAATCCACCTCCAGCCGCCGCCAGCCCCTCGTCGTGATGATTACGACGGCGGGCACAGTACGCGAGAGCGTATTCGACGAAATGTATGAGCTCGCTTGCAAAATCGCGGACGGTGTCGAGAAAGACCCGACGTTTCTCCCGATCCTCTACGAGCTGGACAGCCGGGAGGAGTGGACCGATCCGACGAAGTGGCAAAAGGCAAACCCGGGCCTCGGGACCATCAAGCAATACAAGACCCTTGCGGCCTTTGTCCAGCGGGCAAAGATCAAGCCGGAGGACCTCCCCGGCGTCCTCTGCAAAGACTTCAACGTCCGGGAGGTATCCGCCGCCGTCTGGCTGTCCTATGACGCGATCAAGAGCGACCTCCGCTTTGAGCTCCAGGACGTTTATAACACCTACGCCCTCGGCGGGTGCGACCTCTCCGCGA